AGATGAATTTGTAATTAACTGGGATGATGATGGCTTCGGCTCTGGTTGGCAAGGCTACCTATCAGAAGATACGGTGTCTGCCTCCGAGCTATTCTCTGCTGGCACATATATAGAAACGTATGGATCTATGCCACAGCCTGTAAATTAATGGCTATGGAGTTTAGCATAGGAGGCTTTAATGTCAAAGGCTGGATGGTTGCGGTGGCTCTGCCAGTTCTCTCTACAGTTTCTGGTGGTGTATACTTTGGTTATGATACTCTCAACAGGTTTTACGGTGTAGAGGGTGGCGTTGGTGAAGCACTAGGTAATACCAGCGCAAACGCAAAGCAAATTGCAGAACTACAAAAAAGCTTAACTAAGTTAAATAACGACACAGCAAGAGAACGAACAGCTAATAAAACATTTGCATCAAACCAGCTAACAACAGCAAGCCAAGCAATAAGAAAAGAACTACAAGAAGTCGAAACAAACCTAAGTGATGATAGTGTTGCAAAAATGCAACAGTTAACTCAGAAGCTAAACGAATTAGAATCTACAGCAACAAGTAGAATACAAACAGTAGAGCAAGCTATAGTAGATAATGATGTCAGAGGATTAAACTCTAAGCTTGCACAATTAGCTACAAACATGCAGCAGATACTAGAGCAACAGAAAGTTTTACTTGACTTACGCTCTCAAGTAGATAAAGCTACTACTATTACAGATGGCATAGGTGACAAGCTAGATGTTATTCAAACGGAGATAGATGACATCTGGAAAGCTTATGATGAAATGTCAAGTAACCCACTATAGAGGATAGACATGGCTACTCCACGTAAAGGCAAAATGTTTGCCAAGACAACTACCAACCCTAAGACAGGGCGTAAGGTAAAGGTAAGCTACGGTCAGGCAGGTAAAGCCAAGGACGGTGGTAAGCGCATACGTCCAGGTACAGGTAAAGGTGACTCGTATTGTGCAAGAAGCGCAGGACAAATGAAGAAACATCCAAAGGCAGCAGCTAATCCAAACAGCCCACTACGTCTATCTCGTAAGAAGTGGAAGTGTGCTGGTACAAAATCTAAGAGGACATAATGGCAGAACTAAGTTCAAACTCTAAATCAAAAGTAAAAAGTTTTTTTGGTCCTATTAAAAGGTTAATAGAGGCTGGCAGAGTAGATGAAGCTAAACAAAAGTTTACTGTTCGGATGGAATCCTATATGGGTAATAGGTTTACTCAAGCAGAATCTAGAGAAGCAAGAAGATTACTAAGAGAAGCTACAGGACAAAAAACTGGTGCTGAAAAAAGAGCAGCAGTTCAAAAGAAAGCAAGAGCAGCCGCTGCAAATAGACGTGTTAAACTCACTGGTCGTGGTGGCGGTGGTAGTATGAAGATGCCACAAGAGTATTCTAAAACTGCATTGTCAAAAAAGACACTTATGAATAAAGGTGGCGTTGCTAAGAAAAGAAAGAAAAAGTAATGGCAAAAGCTCAAAAGCATTACTTCAAAGACGGCACTGAACATAAAGGTGGTACACACAAGATGCCAAATGGACAGTTGCATTCTGGTGCAACACATGGTAAGAATAGCAAACAAGTTGTTCACTTTAAAGACCTGAGTGCAACAGCAAAGAAGAAAGCTAAGAAGTAATGGCGAACAAACCTAAGAATGCAGCTTTGTATTCTAGAGTAAAGACAGAAGCTAAGAAGAAGTTTAAGTGGCCCAGCGCATATGGAAGTGCTTGGTTAGTTAAGACCTACAAAAAGCGTGGGGGTACTTACAGTAAAGGAGGATCAGTTGCACAAGTCAAGACACGTACTACAAAGTCGTAGATCCTTTGGTGAAGGTGGACTAACTCAATGGTTCAAGGAAGACTGGCGTGACGTAAAGACAGGCAAGGAGTGTGGAAGAAAAAGTGTTAAGGACAGCAGTAGACCATACCCAGCTTGTAGACCAGCAAAGGTAGCAGGTAGAATAAGTAAAGCAGAAGCATCAAAGAAAACAGGGCCAAAGAAAGTTAAATGGTCAGTAACAGCATCAGGTAAGAAAAGAACATGACCACATACTTTTTAGTAGATGATGATAACTTAGTAGCTAACATGGCTATGTATCCTGATGGCATGGTTCCTTCTGAAATAGCTTCTAATTGGTTATCTACAGAAGAAACAGACATTGGCGGTAAAGTATATAATAGTTCAGATAAAACATTCTCTGCACCAACAGGAGATTTAATAGGGATTGAACCCACAAGTCAATTATAACAAAGGAAGAGACAATGAAGAAGATGAATGACGGTATGAAAGCACTAAAGAAAGAAGCACCAGCCGTAGCTAAGAAGATGGGCTACATGTATGGTGGCATGGCTAAGAAAAAGATGGGCATGATGAATGGTGGTATGGCTAAGAAGATGGGCTATGCTAAAGGTGCAATGATGTGTGGAGCATCTAACCCTGCTGAACGTCCAATGAAAAAGGGTAAGTAATGAAGTATTACGAAAAGTATAAAGATGTTTTAGAAAAACATGGATATACACTAGACATGGAAAGTAATGTGCGTGATGCTATGGGTAACCAAGCAGCATCAGAAGATCGCTTTGGTAATGTTTACTGTACTGATCCTAACTTATTAAACATATTAGATGAAGCTACTATAGAAAACGTACCACCCAAAAGAGCTAGGAATGAGAAAGGACATCTAATGGCAGACGATCCTTCTACTCCAGAGAATGAAGCTTGGGAAGGTGGCGTAGCTCCTAAGAAAAAGAAAGCAAAAAAGTCATAGCGGCTATTCCAACTTAGCACTACTACAACTTTAACATTTGTGTATAACTACCCTTGTACAAACAAGGAGAAAGTACATGAAAAAACTATTACAAAGAATGTGGGATAACCACGTAATCAGACAACAAAAACGTGCAGACTTTAGAATGCTACACATGTTGGATGATAGACAACTAAATGATCTAGGCATAGGCAGATCACAAATAAGGAACGCAATTTATGGCAAGGACATTAACTGAAAGACAACAAAGGTTCTTGGATGTATTATTTGATGATGCTGGAGGTGACGTTGTACAGGCTAAGAAGTTAGCTGGGTATGGCGACAACTCCAGTACAACTTCTATAGTGGAGGCACTTAAAGATGAAATCGCTGAAAAAACTAGGACTTACTTTGCTAGGACTGCCCCGAAAGCTGCTTTCGCGCTTATGGGCGCTTTGCAAGACCCCACTCAGTTGGGTATCAAAGAAAAAATGATAGCTGCCAAGGATGTGCTTGATAGAGCAGGTCTTGGTAAAGTAGACAAAGTAGATGTCACTAGTGGTGGTGGCATTTTTTATTTACCACCTAAAGAAGGTACAAACGAATAATACCTCAAAGAGAATTGGGCTTCTGGCAGTTACCTCTGCCACCCAAAGGACACAACAAAGAATGGCACGTAATAGCTAGGACTACTGTAAAGGTTCCGTTTGGCTATGAAGTAGATCCAAATAACGATAGACTGCTTGTTCCCATAGAACATGAGTTAGATGCATTAGAGCTTGCAAAGCAACACCTAAAGCAGTATAGTTACAGAGCAGTAGCTCAGTGGTTGAGCAAAGAAGCAGACCGATACATATCACACATGGGTCTAAAGAAGAGAATAGAAGTTGAGCAAAGACGTAGAAAAGCATCTGCAATTAAACGTAAGCTTGCCAAGTGGCTCCAAGAGACGCTCTCGCAAATCGAGAAGCTCGAAACACAAGGGGTCGGAGCATACTCAGAAGCCAGCGGAGATAGAAGCCCCCCAAACTGAAACTATCCCAGCGCAGGTAGTAGCCCCTGAGTATGACGTAGATGAAGCGCAGAAAGTCGTGTTTAAGCCTAATGAAGGGCCACAAACATCTTTCCTAAGTTCATCTGAAAGAGAAGTACTATACGGAGGGGCAGCAGGTGGTGGTAAATCATATGCTATGTTAGCAGACCCATTACACGGCCTTAACGATCCACACTTCTCTGGACTCCTTGTACGACACACAACAGAAGAACTAAGGGAACTAATACAGAAGTCACAGGAGTTATACCCACGTGCCATACCAGGAATCAAATGGTCAGAGCGTAAGTCACAGTGGATATCACCTAGAGGTGGAAGACTATGGATGTCATATCTGGACAAAGATACCGATGTCACACGCTACCAAGGACAGGCTTTTAATTGGATTGGATTTGACGAACTTACTCAATGGCCTACACCTTACGCTTGGGATTATATGAGATCACGTCTTCGTAGCGCACACAGCAAACAATTAGGTTTGT